GCTCGCCTGTTGCTGTTGCTCTAATTGTTGCTTCAGTTGCGAGTTTTCAGTCTCTAAAGACTGTAAGCGGTGCTGTAAGCTTGGGTCTTGGCTGCGCTTCTGAGCCTCTTGAAGCTGCTCATTAAGCTTTTTGATGTCGGCGTTGTACTTGCCTTGCAATACTCGATATTTGTGCTCCCACGTTTGCTCAGAGTCCGATTGCTGCTGTTGCGGCGGCTCGGGTGTTCTGTTCTCTTGTGGTTGCTGCGCTTGCGACTTAGGGTCTTCAGTGTTCCCCGTGTCGGGAGTTGATTTTTGCCCTTCGCTTTGCTGGCGAATTAACTCGTTTGCTTTTTCGTTTGCGTCTTGCAGTGCCTGTGGTAAAGCCATTGTGTCTTATCCTCGGTGAGTCAGTATCTTCGGGAGCCTTGCGGTATTCCCACTGGTGTTCACTTTCGTTTAGGTATAAAAAAAGGCCGCTGGATAGCGACCTTATGATTTGCCCGTTAAGGCGTGGTTGGTATTACTTTTCAATCCGATCCAGTGTGGTCTTCGGGTCTTCGAGTAATGCCAATAATTCTTCTAATGTGTAAATAGCGCCCTGGCTTTTAAACATTTCTTGTGTGTTTACTGCGCTTTTTAGCGCTTCAACGTTCTGCTCTACCAACATAGTGATAATGTCTTGAATGTTGTTGTAGTGCTCTGTGTGAACGTTCTTTAAATAAATAAGCGACTTTAATTGCGGTACCGATAGATTGGTTATCATTGCGGAACCTGCCCTTGTGCTGCCGCCTGCTGCTGAACCGCTGCCATTTCTTGCATTAGCTTTTGTCTAAGCTCGTCTTCAGTAGGAACGAAACGCGCTGCAGGTAAGTCGGCGGCTTTGGCTGCGCTTTCAAGTAATACCCTGCGACCTTCAGGGCCAATGATTTGCATATCAGTTGGGTTGTTAGTCGTAGCAAGAAACTCAGCTTGTCGCATTGCGGTGGCTTCTTTGTGCATCAGTGCATCAGAGCCACGTGCTTTAACTTGTGCATCGCCTTTAATGTCTTCAGGTACATCAGGGTCAATCATGGCGCTTGTGTAGAGGTTAGAAACAAGCGGTTCTATCACATGAATGTCTACTGACCGCACCACTTCTTTCATAGATTTACTGGCCGCATTCATCAGCATAGATAAACCAGAGGCGGTTTTACCTGCGCCAGCTGCTTGGTCTGAACCATACGCATAAGCAGGAATGCCACTTTTATCATCGGCGTAGCGTTCAAACTTCTCGTACACAGTAAGCAATTCATTGGCTTTGATTTCAGGACTGAAGAAATTGATGCCAGGCTTGCTTTGCCCTGCGCCGTTTACGCCTTTGCTGCTAAACTGCCAAATTTTACCTGGGTAAATACTGGTTATGTTCGCGCCCTGCGGTATCTGCGCTAAATCGATGGAAACTTGTGGTTGTGCACCAATTGCCATGTTGTTGATAAGCGCTCGCATGGTCGCATTTGCCGCGTCTTGAATGTCTTCAATGATTTCGGCTAGTGCTTCACCACAAAATGAATTAGGTATGCTGCGGAAAGTCGATTTGTAGTAACCAGGCTTGCCATTCGGGTCAGGGTTAACCGATGCCTTAATAGTGTAATTACCCACAACCACTACAGTTACTGGGTATTCTGCGTAAGGGTCTGTAATCTGTTGCTCGATACCCCATTCAAGTAACTGCTTACCCTGAATCCATCCAGTGAACTCTAGGCCATCGATGTTTTCATACTGATGATGATTGAAGTTGCGTTTACCTTCTAGGCGCTCACGCTCTGAGTCTTCAAATACCCACTGACGCAACCCTAAACGGTGGTCGTTCAATGCCATGGCAATGTTTTGGCTGTTGTAGCCTTTCGAGCCGCGCATTGATGCGAGTGTTGAGGGCGTAAAGCGCACGTGCTCAATATGCCAGTGGTCACCGATATTGGTTGTAGATGGCGATGGGTAAAAGTCAAATGGGCTTACGCGTCTGAATTTGCGCACAAGCTTGTCTTCTATCTTCGGTACGTGTCTGCCGGTCTGTTTATCCTGCACCCACTTCACGCGTTTTTGCTTGCGATAAATCGGGCCCTTTAGAATTGCAAACGGGTACGTTACCAAGTCATCTAAGAACGCATCGAACTCGCCACGGAAATCACCTTCGACCATCATATCTTCGATGTGCTCGGCCATCTTTTCCATACGCGCTTCAGCTTCTTCGTTTATCTCCGATTTAATGCGCTCTTCGTGCTGCTTTAGCACCTGTTCAGTCATCGCCATGACTTCTTGTTGGCTTCCTGCGGTCATCATTGCGTTTTGAATAGCAATGGAAATCATGCTCTGTGCAATTTCTGGCGGCAATTCAGGTACTGGCGTTGCTTCGATGTGAAAAGGACGGTCATTACTGGACGCAAACAAGTCACTTAACCATGCTTTTGCAGCATGAATCTTTGTGCCGGTGAGGTTCATGTATATTTCACTGCCGCCTTGCTTTCTAATATCTGACAGTTTTTGAGGGCTGTACTCGCCTTTGCGTCTGCGTAGGCAATTAGTAAGCCTGTCAGCAATATCAACCTTGTGACTTTTCGCTGTAGTCCAGCATTTATGAACGTGCGCGGCTAAGTTATCTACAATGCGTGGCTGTGTTGCTTCGCGTTCAGCTTCAATCTTAGCGTTCTTCGCTGCTTCATCTTCTCTTTGTAGCTGTTCCGCGTTTTTAACTACCAGCATTATGCCCAACCTCCTGAGCTCTGCACTTGCACTTCTGCAAAGCCTGTGTGAAATGATTCGTTCATGCGATCTCTAATCTCGTTTAGCGCAACGGCAAATGTTCTAAATGCGTCTGAAGAGTGACTGGCTTCATCGTGTACCGGTTGTGACTTCCACACGCCGTGCTTGTCATCCCAATCTTTTCGATAAGCTGACAGGCCAGAGAAGCCTTTTTCTGTCTTCGCTTCATCAAACCAGCAAAGCGGCAAGACGCCGCGAACCGCTTCAATACCATCAGCAATGGATAATTTAGGCGCCGTAATAAAATCAATACCGAGCGATTGTGCGGTTTCAAGTCGAGATTTACCGGTACCAAGCTCTCTAACCGCGATATCATGCGGCGCTACGTGAAATCCGTAGCTGTAATGGTGCTTCTCCCTCAGTTCATCCAGCACACGCTTGTAAAACGCGAGTCCTTCACCTGAGTTTTGATAGTAATTGATGACGCGATACTCACGCCCGACCTGTTGGATAAACCAAATACTCATTGTGTCGGACATGCCCAAATCCCAAAACGTGTGAACCAAAGCACTTGGCTCAAACGGCACGTTGGTTAATCGGCCTGTTGCGTAAATTTCGTTTATCTGGCGATGGTAGTAGGCACCTTCAATGGACTGCTCAAACGCCTCTTCAGGTGTTGCAGGATATTCACGGCGAATATCTGAGCCCAGTGACTTTTCTTTTGAGGTGTACCACGCCAATTGCCCATTGGTTAGGCGTATTGCGTACTTTTGCTCTAACTTGTAGCTGTATTCAAGCAATCTATCAGGAACGACAACGTTATCATCGTCCAGTGTGTAATCAGGGTTTTCATGCCAAGGGAAGAAGAATAACTCCCAATCCATTTGACCAGGCTTCATGCCTTTACGCTGCCGGTTTAATGCTTCTTGGCAGTAGTCGTAGAAATAACCCTGTTTACCTTCGGCGGTTGACTCGATGGTAATAACACAATCTTTCGCTACCGCTTCAAACGCACCGGTCACAATCTCTTTTGCTTTGTGCGGGTACTTGGCGCAAATCTTTCCGAACTCACTGATGTGCAAGTAAGTGAGCGTACCACCACGGAATGAAGTACCTACCGCGATAGATGAACCGTTTTTAAATACCAGCTCACCCGCTCTTGCGATGGTCGCTGGCATCATCCTTTGCAGCGTTGGCGGCAATGCGTTGTACGCAAACTCTATCTTTTCACGGAAGAGCCTAATTGAGTCATCGCGACTATGCGTGATCACGGCGCACTTTGTGTTGTTGTTGAACAAACACGCGTCCAACATAAATATCATTGTGAAAGTGGTGAAGCCTAACTGCCTCGCTTTCAGAATGATATTTCGATAGTGCATGCCCTCGAAGAACGTCATTTGCGCTTCGTTGAGCTTGAACTTAATTTTCTTACCGTTTTTGTCGGTAATGAAGTACAGGTTATTGATGCGCCAACGCCAATCACTGAGGTTGGCTTTTAATTCTTCCTCAGTCATTTTGCATCAATATCCACAATTTAAGATATATACCCCGTATATTTTTAATAAAAACGGAATATTTATTTAATTACTTTGCATGTTTAGGCAAAACAGCGCGTGTTTCACCGTTACTTTCAGAGATTTCAGCAATAAGGTTGTTAACGGTTAACTCGCCTTCTACTTCGCGCTTCTCTTTGAACGCCTGTACGTCAATGTGCTTACCTAGCAACTCTAGGTTCTTCACTTTGTCAGGCCATTTGATTTTACGTAGGACGGTTTCTACTTCGCCCATCATTAACTCTTGAATATCCAAGCCCGAAATTGTTCTACGCCACGACTTAGGCCACTGCGTAATGGGTCTGATATGACCGCTATCATCCAAAATATCAACAACGTCCATTTCATCAATTTCAATAAGACGTTTAAGCACATAATCAGCATTGACTTCGTTCTTTTCGAGCCGTTTGTTTTGCGCTTTTGATATGGCATCTTGAATGTTAGGTTTTGTTAAGTTCTCGCAACCTGCCGCTCTCGCTGTCTTTTCACTGTAGCCAGCCCGTATAGCTGCCTGAGTTGCGTTTAAATCAATAAGGTACTCACTGACAAACAACTCTTGTTTTTTTGTCAGCTTCTTAGTGGACATTGTTTGTTTCTCTATGCAGTTAATTGAATTACCCCACCTAGTGACCGCTGCCCATCGTGGGGCGCTCCGCGCTCAAATGTGTAGGTGGTGAAGTTATTGAGTTTTAGCCAGGCTTTGATTGCTACTCTTACTTTGAATGAGTAGTTACCGTAACCGTTAGTGAGTCTTGCTTTGCCTTGGCCATTATGTGAAACGTTGACAGTAAAAAGGCGCTTTGCTCGTTGTGGGCTGTATACCCTGAGCGTAGCGCCTGTTAATTCGGATTCGACTTCTAAACCATCCGCACTAATTACGGTGGTGAATGCCACGTTTAGTCCTCTGTATTGCTCGCCATTGCTTTCAACGTGAGGTCGTGAAGCTCTTGCTTCCTTCGTGCCTCAGCCTGCTGGCGTTTGTCTTCACGTTTTTTGAAGTAGTAGTTCATGGATAGACCTACGATACTCACTAGCACGCCGAATACTATGCCGAACTCCTGAGAGGCTAGGAACCCCCAAAATGCTGAGATACCGCCCCCAATGTAGGTAGCTATAGATGATTTATCGGCCATTGATTGATTGTATTCTTGTTGGTAGTGAGTGTTCATGCTGTTGTCCTTTTCGTGGTTTCAACAACATGGTTATTCAAATTTTGTTCCATTGGGAATTAGACAAAGGGTTATTTTTTGCTCTGAAACGCCAATACGTTGCGTTTGCCGATTTCTCGCAAACCCGCATAAGTAAACGGTAGAGTAAGGAACGCGCTTAGTATTAGTAGGTCGGGCGTATCAGTGAATAACCCGTAATAGATACCAGCAAATAAAGACAGTGTAGCGTGTGAAGGTCTTACGTACTTAACGCCACCTTCTGCATTATCGCCATTGCGAATGGTTTGCTGTGTCTCTGAATGGCTACGCTGTTTATCTTGAAGTTCTAGCGCCATGACTGATTCAAGGTGCCGATTTACTTCAGCTTCACGCGCGGCTGCGATTTCTTCAAGTCTAACCAAAGCATCAGGGTCGCTTTGTAGTGTCGCTAACGCTTGGTCGGGGTCTGTCGTTCCCGTTGCCTGTGCAACCATCGAAGCGCCAGCACTGACCGCGCCCACTACATTACCCGTTAATAACGAGCCAACTAAACCGGCTACGCCTTTTTGATTTTGCTTTAGAAAGCTTCCTACGTCTGACCAATTCATTATCTCACCCTATGGCTTGTACAATTCAAAGTGTGGCAGGTCGCGGAAACGCTCATCACGGCTTCTACCGTCCATATCCCAATCACCACCCCATCGAAGTAGGTGTGTGATCTTGCCCTCTTTGTATAACTGGCGAGCAATGCACATGACATGACCAGCGAATACAGCAAAAGCCAGTTCGTCTTTCCAGTCTGTGTTGCTTAATTCTACGAAATAAGGGCCAGCGTCAACGGCGAGTGAAGGGATTTTGTTGTGTTTGGAGTGAGGCCACTTTAATTGGCTGAGGCCATCGGCAAATGCTTTGTTCTGATCTTCTTTACCGCGGTGGCCGCAAAAGATAGACGCATTAATGAACTTCTTCACTTCGTCAAATATCGTTTGAATATCAACATGGCACGTATCAAGATGCGCTTGTGAAGTTTTGCCGTAGGGGAACATAAATTTCAGCCATAAAAAAAGCCCCGACTGGTTAGGTCAGGGCTTCAAGTGAAATAGTGCTAGTATGGGGATATATTAAGCAAAGCTCGTCAGTGAGTCAACTACTGTTTTATAGGCTTTCAACTCCCAATATACAAAGGTGACGCAGGCTCTTTCATTGCCTTATCTATCGCCTTGTCTCTTGCAATTTTACGAACACCTAAATAATACTTCACCATTTCTTCTAGTGCCTGGGCGTAAGACAACTTATCTTCCGCCAAATGGCGAACTAACCCGTGAAACTCTGCGTCATTCATATAACCATCAAAAAGTTGCTGCGGCATCTGAGATATTAAATCGCGCAGCGCATCTGGCTCTCTTGCTGGTATACCTTTACCCATGACCACCTCCAAATAAAAACCCAACTACTGCGGCAATTATCAAAGCCCACATAACGATATTAAGCGCCGATTGCGTGCCATCCCTGTACCCATTTCGGTAGTCTTCGTTAGTGCTTCGCATGTAATCTTTGTCGTAGTTTCTTTTCATAGCTCTCTAAAATCCCCATAAAGCACTTCAAACTTTCTGGCCTTTACCCACCCATCAAAAGGGCATAGCCTATACCAAATGCCGCGTACCTTTTTAAAGTGGTCGCCCCATCCATCAACATGCGTTGCACCTTGCCTAATTGGGTTGTTGTGGTATCGCCCCACCGCTTCATCAATAGCCTGGCGAATGTCGTTACTTGCTAGTTCGCTATTCATCAGCCTTTACCCCTGACTCTTCTACGCCATTGATTGAAACGCGTATTTCATCACGCATTTTTGCGAGATCTCTCACCCTCTCTATTTTGTCAAAAGTAATCAGGGCCAACTTAGGCCGCATCACCTCTGCGAACTTTTTTTCCGCTTCCTTTAAAAATTCATCGAGTATATCGTTGTAGATTTTATCTTTTACCGCAGCTTCGATTTCCATCCGAAGATATTCAGTCACATCGAAATTCGTACTCATGCCACTTTACCTTTTGAGTTCGTTGAATACTCTTGCTTGTAAAGTTCTACCGCCCTATCTTTATCGCCTAATAACGCAATACTGGCCTCAATCTCTTTTTTGAACATTTGAGCCTGCTCCTCGTCTATAAACGTTCTAAACTCTGGCTTACTTTCCCAATAACGAGTGCCGCAATAATCACTGAGGGATTCCCACTTAACCACCCATGTCTCTACGGCCTCAATAGATGTACTTTCCTTTTCAAACTTGCGAAATACAAAGTTAAATAACCTCATGCCGCTTCATCCTCTCGCATAGTTGCTCTTACGTGACTTATCGCCTCACTATTCCATAAGTAAAGCTGCTCTAGCACTTGGTTGTAGGCTTCAGATATTTTCACAGGAAGCTTGTTTCCCTTGATGCCTAACCGCTTACAAAGCTGAACTTTGCTTGTTGGTTTAATCTCTTGTTCGCCGGTCTTGCGGTTTAGTCGCATGATAGGTGATTTTATTTCGATGATGGCGCAGTTAATCATGCGCACCAAACAAGTGTTACTAACCTCTAGCTCAGCTTTTAGCATAACGTTCAACAAGCCAGCTTTAACGCGTACTCTTGCGCTACTGTCATCGGCGTAGAGCAATCTAGCCAAGTAGTAAGCATGTGTATCTAGCTTTAGTTGTGTTTCAGGGTGTCGCATTGCCAGTGCGCCAGCCACTTCATTTACATCAGGCGCGGTACCACCGAAGCCCATTCCGTCAATCTGTTTTGACTTTGTAGTCATTCTTGCTAGTTCTCTGATTGGGTGTGCCATTGTATTTACCTTTAGCGCACGGCTCATGCCGCTTTTTGTTTCTGCATTTCGCGTACACGCTTGCGATAATGCGCCTTAATGTCTTGTATTTGTTCTATGGTGTAATTCTTGGGCTCGTGTGGGCCTTCAAGCCACTCCACCTTTTCTAAACCGATTTTTTCAATCAAGTTAATGCGGTAATTAATCAAATTGCCCGATAGATGGTTATTGCAGGGTGCACACTGCTTCCACACATTACTTTCTTCAAAGCGCAGTTCGGGCGAGCTTCCTACGCTTCGGTAGTGCCCTGCGTGGTACTGGCCAGTGTGAAAGCTACCGCAACTGATACACGGCTCTTGCGCATCCCGCTCTCGAATGAACGCGTTGAATGCCACTTGTGCTTCGCGTAGGTCTTCGCCTTTAGTTTTGAGTTTCTCTTTCTTTGCCTTGAGTCGCTTCGATTCAATTTGCTTACCCTTTTTAGCCAGTTTAGAAACGTTAGCTGCCGCCCACTCTGCAAAACAGTTTTGGTCACAGAATGCTTTTAGCTGTCGTAATAGCATGTCACTTTGTAGGCCCTTCTTTTTGCAGTGTGAGCAACGTCTATTTTTCACCAATTCAACCTCTTAGCTGCTTCTTTTATTTTCCTCTCTGCCGCTTTGCGAGCATCAGCCTCTTCTATTGCTTCAGCCTCTTCGATAAGCGACATCAAAGCTTTCTTCTCTTGCCTTCTCTCTATCTCGCATGAAAAGCAGCGTATTGCGTGGTGAGTACCATGCTTGCAGTAAGGGTTATTCACGATTGCGGCACCTTGTAACGGTAAAACATATCCCCTGCCAGCGAAGACCAAGCAACTGAATGGTGGCGAGGCCATAGGTTCGGCGCACAGCCTTCACACAAGCAATCAGCGTTAAGGAAAAATTTCTTTGCGCATTCTGTTGCTGGATAACCAGACTTAATTTCTATCGCAGGTAATTCGCCAGTGTGAACCATCCAAGGGTGATACTGCTCCACTGGTTCTTCTCTCACCACTACACGTTTTACGTTAGTGAAATCCCACCCCCATAAATGCGCAAGCGACCTTGCCTTTGAAACCTCTTTCAAGCTCCCATCTAGCATGCGTACATAACAAACCGTTCTTGTTGGTGTAATCATTAGCGCCTCACAGTCTGCTAAGTGAAATAATCACGTATCCGTGATCTTCACCTAGAAATTTATCAATCAAATTTTTCAGGTATCTTGCATCTGGGCGAAAAAAGGATTTCACCCAAAAATCAAAGCACCTGTATTCTGTACTTGTTGTGTGAGGCTTAATCAGGCTGACGTTGTAATGACGCTTAATCACTGCTTTGCTCCCATATTCTCTTTACAAGGCCACGGCACAAATACCCCAAGTTTCTCAACCAGTGTTTTGTTTAAAATGTCGTAGATAGCTGGATAATCGGTGCTACTTGCGCGTGTAGTAGATTTCTCGCCTACATACGCCTCCTGAACTGGGCGCCACAAGTGATCTTTTGCTGCGGCCATAGTCCAAGGTATTTCCTGTCGCTTACTCATTTGCAGCACCTGGCGAACATCAAAGCCTTTTTCGTTAAGTTCTTTAGCCACCATGTCTAACCAAAGATGAAGCGCATTGTTTTGTAACTGGCTGCGCTGCTTCTCTGTTGTGGTCTGCATCATTAGCCATTTGTTTTGATGCCACTTCTCACGCAACTCTTGTATTGCCGCATCTAGTGACTGTTGACTATTGATAACGCGGAATTGACCTTTCACTATGCCACCTCGCATCTTTTATAAGCTTTGCCCCATTGATCGCCCATTGCATCAGCAATACCTTGATATGTTGCGCTTCTTAGCTTCCCTCTGTCTTTGCTCGGTGGCATTTTATGGATTCTGTTTTCGCGACCATCGACAATGTTTGTGGGCTCTAATTTCGGTAAGCCTTTCAGCCACAAGCATGTCGCTTTCGTTTCGCCGTGCCCAAACTGCCAAGGTTGAATAATCTGATCTGGCTTTCTGTAAAGCGTTGACATAATACAAACGGGGTTTTCTATCGCGGTCATTGGAATGTGCTCAGAGCGCCTCACTAACTTCATAAAGAAGCTTGCGCCAGCGTACTGCCTACCATCCATCTTTTTTGCGGCAAAATGCCTAGACCCGCTGACACTAAGATGAGTGCAAGGCGGGTGCGCCACCATCAAATCGAATGGGTAATCGATAATATCGAAAACGCTACCTTCATAATGCGGCCCAGGCGCTTCAGTAGGAAGTAAGTCGCAACTTATAGCCTCATGACCTTTAGCAATGAAGGCATCCCTTACAACTCCACTGTATTCACAAGCAACTAAAACTTTCACGCCCCCAACTCCTTCCATAACGCATTAAAGTGTTCTTGATCACTTAACGCTATTGCACTGGCATCGCGATACTCTTCATTGATGCGGCGAGACTTAGCGCGCTTTTGCAAAGTTGGGCTTTTGGTTTCACGCTTAATGCGTAGTGAGCGGTTTTCTATTTGGTGTTGGTTCATGCTGCGTCATCCTTCAAAATCGCCAACCTTTCACTAGCAAGGCTGAAATACTTTTCGTCTTTTTCTATTCCGATGAAATTTCTATCAAGCTTTGTTGCGGCTACACCTGCGGTACCGCTACCCATACAGAAATCAAGAACGGTTTCACCAGCATTGGTATAAGTCGTTACCAAATACTCGAGTAAAGCCTCTGGCTTTTGAGTTGGGTGAAGACTTTGTTTTTGTTTATCAGAAGAAAACTTGACTACGCTGCGTGGGTAGCGTTCTGTTGAATCGTAAAACGTTTTCTTTACAGCCTTGCCATAACATTCACTGCTAACGTCTTTGCGGCCAGCTGTTTTTCTAACATGGCCAGTAGTTTTAATAGGGTTGTAGGTGGGTAACTCCTTGTAGAAAACTAAGATATTCTCATGCGCTTTAAGTGGCATTTTCTTAGCGTTAAAGAAACCCGTTGCAGCTGGCTTTTCACACACCCACTCATGACGTAGGTACTCAAGCTGCGAATAGCCTAGCTTTATGCTGAAAGGTATTTGAGCGAAAAGAACAACTGCAGCGTTTGGCTTGGCAACACGCCATAGTTCAGGCCAAAGCAATTCAAGGTCAATTATAGAATCCCATTTACATTGAGTGGTACCGTAAGGCATGTCTGCACAAATAAAGTCCACGGTACCGTCTTCGATACTTTTGAGGTGCTGCAGGCAATCTCCATTAATTAGGTTAATCATGCCACTACTCCTAACTCTAATTGGCGCTTAAATGGAATTTCGATAGATCCTTCAACTTGATTGCCAAATACATCCCAACCAGGCGTTTGCTTTCTTGCGAACATTTCTAGGCGAGGAACGTCACCACATAGCTTTTCAATGGCTTCTCTAAATGCCTGCGGCTTTTCTGAATGCTCACCAACTTTGGCGCGAATGCGTGAACGAACTGAACGGTCTTTGATGATATTGCCAGTTTTGCCACGTACAGCGACTAATGCCGATTCAGTTGAGGCGCGAGTGATGCTGCCCATGCCAAAAAAGTCTTTGCCGTGCTTGGTTTCTTTATCCCAAACAAAACCGTTCATGTTCACAACGCGAAAGCCCCAAGCCTCTGCAAGCTCAATGGCTTCCTTTGGCATAGCGCCCACGTACCACATAACCAGTAAGCAATCGTCTTGGCATATTGCTGGAATATCCCACTGCTTCATGCTTTCAACGTCCATTACGTCATACTTTTGCGCGGCGCCCGACTTCATAGAGCCGCCTGTTTTCTTGTTGCTGAATGACCAAGGCGGGTCGCAATACAAAACTTTGTAGTTCATGCTGCACCACCTAAAATACTGATTGACTCCAAACCAAACGGTAAACCTCTGGCCTTACGCGACTTCGCAATATCAACCGGTGTGTAGTCGCGAATAAAACTGGCGCGGTAGCGAATGGTTTTGCCATGTTCATTGTGGTCAGCTTCATAGGTAACACCGTTCTTGTTCTGCAAACTCTTCAATGTGTTACTTGGTCTGCTATCGCCAAGGTGTTCAGCCAGTTCTTTAGTGGTTCGCCACTCGCCATTACTGAAAGCGATGGCTTTTTCTATGTTGTTCATTACGCTGCATTCCTTTCGCGAATAGCCATAAAGCTTTTGAAAATGTTGGTGCGGCGATAGCTAGCCATGTTCGGGCACATATCGAGGTAGCCTTTTTTACGAAGGGCTAGTAAGTGGCCTGCAACGCTATTAGGCTTTACGCCAAAATGCTCAGCGATAACTTCAAACGTAGGAAAGTTGTCATTTTGCTCAATGAACTTTTGAATGAAGTCCATGTAGCTGATTTGCTTATCTGTTAGAACTGGGTTCATGCGGCGTTACCTCCCCGGCTACTCTCCCAGTTGAATGGGATAATGGCGCCGCCTTCTGTGATTCGGTCCACTGAGCGCTCGCTGATTAGCTCGGCTACTTCCTTCACATCACGGTTTGAAATAATGATGGTTGGCCTTACGTTTTCGTATCGCCCGTTTACAATTTCAAAGAGAATATTTCTTTCGTTGTCAGTGCCAGATTGAACGCCAATTTCGTCAATGATAAGCAAGTCGTACATTTGAAAGTTTTTTATCATTGCTGATTCGCTCGCACCCTCTTCTTTCCATGTTGAGCGAACTTCACGAACAAGGTTAGCGAGGTTTCGGTAAACTACTCTCAGCCCCATCTGTGAAACCTCTCGGCCAATAGCGAGTGCTAAGTGCGTTTTGCCTGTACCAGGGCGACCACAAAAGATTAAGCCCCCGCCCGTTTGAGCAATTTTGCCGCCTATTTCATCGCAGTATCGGCTGCATATCTCTTTAGCCTTTTGCTGTCCTTTGTTTTGCGCATGGTAGGTATCAAATGACACGTTCTTAAACCTTGCAGGCAATTCAGAATCAAACAATTCAGCCATTCGGTGCTTTCGATGGTCTTGCAAGAACTTGGCTTTCTCAGCTTCTGCTTTACGATCTTCTTCAAGGCGAATTGCTGCACACTTCGGACACTGAGAGCTTTGGATGCCTTTGCTGCCAAACATGATCATCTTCGCTTCGTACTCACCGTGTTTGTCGCAGATGATTTTTTTAGTAACTGCTTCCATGATTAAAACCTCACCTGAATATCGCCATAGTCTTTCTCGCTGAAGTTTTCAGGCGTACTGCGTGGCTTACTTTGATTTTGAGGATTGCGCGGCTGGTTAAACTTGATTGAATTTCGCATCCACGTTTGCCAAGCCTTAGTCCAGTCTTTCATGGTGGTGCCTCTGGCTTGGTGGTAATCCATGAATTGCTCAGTTTCAAAGTCGATGTTGACTGTTACGCCTTTGGCTTTTGCCCATGCTCGCATTTCATCAGTAACGTGAAATTTGGAAGGAAGTTGTTGAGCGGGTTTTGCGCGTTTAGGCGCAATATCTTTTGTATTAGTTTCTTTTGTTATAGTTTCTTTCTTTTGTGGGGGTCTAATCGGTTGATTATTATTAACTGATTGGTTAACTTCTCGAACTGATTGGTTAAGTCCATCGAACTGATTAGTTAACTTTTTAGAGGGGGTCTTCTTAACTGATTGGTTAACTTTCCAATCACTAACGATAGGGTTAATCCCTGTCATTTGCCCCTTTTTCAAAACTACATTTTTAGCTTTCAGTGAGCGCAAAGTTTTACTAACGTGTGCTTCACTCATGCCGGTAATTTGTGAGATTTGGATATTCGCTACCCAATCTGATTTTTTATGGAACCGAAAGGTTTTAGCGATAAGCGCGAATAGTATTTGATATTCGCAACCTGACAAGCTGGCGCAGTTCTTAGCCAGTGCGTTGGTAAGTTCGTGGGCTAACCTATCAAAGCCGTTCTCAATGTCTGCTTTCACAACTGGCCTATGGTCATTTAAGTTGATTACTTGTTCTGCATACTGCATACTTAACCTCGTTAATTCGTTAACAAACCCCGCTAATTGCTTTCGTCGGCATGCGGGGTTTTTTATTGCCTGTAACAATCACATTTTGATTTGTGAGTGTTATTGGTAACCCGTTTGTTCCAAGTGGGTCAGCCTTGGCTGCAAGCTCAGTCTCACATGTCGCGCACGGCCGCTAATAATCGGTGTTAACCTCCGCTTGCCAGTTAACTGCCTTACCGATACACGTTTATTTATTAACCCTAACCACAGTGTGTAAAACTGGCTCTCATAGAGACTCGGGAAAGCGTTGCCGGTGCCATGTCTTATCCGAACGTTCTCTGGCCCATGGCTTTGTCGGTCAATTCCGTGGGGTTTATAGTGGGCACCCTCATTCGCCCACAGCCAGCAGCAATAACGCTTTGATGAATGACTGACCGATACCACACTGACCAAGCTCATTACCCGTTAGGGCGCTTCTTGCGTTACATCCCTAGCAGTCATTCTCAAAACGCCCTCGTTCCTTAATCGTGGTGAGGGCAACCACGGTCTTTTCGGTGACAAGGGAGACACACCCCTTGGACGGTGTTTAGCAGTTAAGCTACTGCCGCCAGATAAATGTCATCGTTTGCAGATGTTTTTAAACTTAAACAGACGCTACTAAACAACGAAACTTCTCACCCAAAAACCCCGCGACTAGGCAGGGTTTTCGGTTTTAATGACTCTGAATATTGTCTGTAGGCTAGAAGCGCCAACCCACTTCATGTGTAAGGCGGTAATTACCTGGCACTTGTAAATTTGCAGAGCTCACGTTAGCGAGCTTCGTAGACTCGCCAGCGGGTAGTTCGACTTCTACATACTCAACCTTTTCAATTGGCTCATAGCCAACTGCTAAGTAATCACGCTCTACAACGAGCGAATCAACAGAAGAGACGGTAAACTTTGAATCAACAAAGTCTTTGGCCTGAACCACTTCAACTTCTTCAATCTGATCAACCATTTCGGCGTGACCAGAAGAAGCAAGCGCGGCGGCTAAGCCAATAGCTGCACCAATAACTAAAATTTTTCGCATTTCAGTTCCCTTTTATTGTTATTAACGAAAGCACTGTGCTTTCACCGACTTAACCCCAATTAAGGGGTTTGTGGTCTTGTCTCTCCAAGTGTCACCTTTGTCTTTCGCCGCTAGCTAAGGTCGCTAACCATGTCCGAGTAGCCCAACACTCTTATGGCTTCTGCTTCGTTTATCTGAATGTCCTCGCAATACGGAAGAGGATTGCTCAGGCGGTACATTCAGGACGTCTAAAGCGCAACATCAAACGCTTACTGCTAAATTGATTTAATAAATGCACCTAGCCAAAAACTGACAGATGCGTAATAGGCTAAAGCTGCCAATTCAACTGCTAATACAATAACGGCCGCTCGAAACTGCCAGTCGGTTTTAAACTGGTGTGCGAAGCTGCGAAAATGACGTTTACAAAACCACGCAAATTCCGAACGCATTACGCTGCTCTCCGCGTTGGTGTAAAGGCTGGCTTTGGCTGTGTGCGTTTAGGGCGCAATGGAATTACTTTGCTCATGCTGCTTCGTCCTGTTGTTCAGATTGGAAGTATTCTGCAAGCTTCTCGATGCGCTTTGCCTGGGGATTTTCAATGTCACCGTAGGAAAGCTTCTTCAGCCATGAGTAAGGGATTTTCAGTTCTTTGTGGATTTGGTACAGCCTTCCGCGAACCTCACCAGCCTCTTTGACTTTTGCAATAGTCTCGTTAACTCGCATGAATATATTGATCCTTTTTTTGAATATATTCACATCGTAATAGCTAATAGAATTTAGTGCAAGAATGAAAGTAAAATAATTTAACGGACACTGGATATAAGAACAGTATCGCGCAGCCTCGAAATAGTGGAAAATAGTCCACATATTGACTATAAGGTTATCTATTGAATAAAAATAAGGCACATCATGGAATCAGTTAAAGTGTTCGTGCGGAACTTTGAAGCCCTCATGGCGGCTCATGGAGAAGAGCGACCATCAGCGTTTTGCGAGAAGATTAATAAATTGGTGGGTTATCGTGTTTTTGGTCCTTCCTATTGGAGTAAAATTAAATCCTCTCTAAAGCAAGGTGAGCCGCAAAACATCTCACTCAAGATTGTAGACGGAACGGCGAAAGCGCTAAATATTGAATCTTGGCAACTTATTAATCCAATGGGGTTTGATAGTCACGGCCAGTCTCGTGCTTCTACCGGCTCACCTGATTCAAAGATAATGGAAGACTCAATCCGATTTGCGTTAAGAGCAGCTGAAAAAGAAAACAGAGAAGAAGATATAAGCTTTGTTTCTAAAGTTGCAGTGGCTTCCTATATGGCCCACGTTAGCGATCAGAAAGAAGATCTCATTTTTAAGGTATTGGAAATCGCCAGAGAACCTACATTGAATTAGCATTGGAAGCATTCAAATGAAATACGAACTCACCGGCGTGGGAATTATAATTGCGATCGTTGCATGGGTTGTAATGATGGTAATTATGTCTTCAAGTTTTTCGTGCCTAGACACAAAATGGAACTGCGGGAGTGGGGAGTTATTCATGGCTGGGATGCTCGGACTAGGCTTTGGCGCTCCCGCTTTTGCTGCTGGGTTGTTATTTTCACACAAGCGAAAGGGGCAATAAGCCCCGTTCCTAACTCTCTGCTTCTACAAATCCATTTATAACACTGTCACACTCTTTCAAAGCAAGCTTTAACTTAGCTTTTGCGTTGGCTTCGGCTGATGCTCTCTCGTGTTTTGTGGGTTTGTAGTCAGCAGCTAATAGATCATTGGCCGCTTTCTTTAGTTGGCACTCTGCGTGTCTACGCGCAATATCCATTTTCAAAAACTTTAGTACAGCTGTGCCAATAAAAGTGACAGCCAAGCCGATAATTGTTGCCGCGATAATTAATTGCACTTCAAACTCCTTCTAACTAGAAACTGCAACATGGGGTAAATTGCTAACACGACATAACAGACATTGGTGGCCCAAATAAAAAGACCAAAAACGGGCTCTGTAAGTGTCGCGTTAGAGTAAAAGCCATCCAGCATTCGTATCATAAGAAGTGATATCGCAAAAAATTCAATCACCGCGCTAATAACAAGTGCGTAAATGGAAATGAGCTTTCGCCTAACGAGCCAGCACAGCCATGCTAAAAACGTCAAATCGAAAAGCGTCCAGCGAACATATCGCCAAATGTGATGCGGATCATCGGCTTTAAACCAATCATCCAGAATTATAGAAAGGAAGTAAAAGGCGAACAGGGAGAAGCCAAACGCCGCGCCTTTTTTATGCTTTATAGCACCGCAGCAAACCGCAGCTAGCAAAGCCAACTCAGCATTTAATGAGTTTAATGCAGTAAACGTAATATCCACGCCCTGTCCTCCCTGATATTACTTGGTGCGCTTTTTAGTGCGCTTAACTTTCCCTGTACCTGGCGGATCGTCACGATCATCGCCGCCGCTGTTACCCGGCATAAAACAATACTTCATACTCATTCTCCAATAAATGTAAAAATATTTGAATCTATTCAAATCTCAACTAGTATTTCACTAGAGTCAACATTATGGTGAATATATTCTATTTTTACAAACGGAATTTATACATAAGTATGAATTAATAATAGTACACCATTGAGTGTACTTTAACGACTGCAAAGAGCGATATTAAGGACGGAAAATGTTCTTTTATGCAAACTTTTTTTTAACCGGAAACTGATAACCTCGAAGGTATTCTTTCAAAAAATATCATGCCTGTGAATAAGCAACGCGGACAACGCATTAAACAGCTTATGAAAAAACATGGACTCACCAGAGAAGACCTGGCGAGCGTTACAGGCTATTCACTGTCATTAATTACTAAAGCTAGAAATGGCGAAGAGTTTAAGACCGATTTTCAATCTGCACTTTGCCAGGTGCTAAAAACTACACCCGACTACCTCAATGGCTACACCCCTCAATCTAGCGAGATTGCTGAAGTTCTTATCGAACTGGAGCGCGTAAACGACCCTCACATATCGTTATCAATACTTACCCTGCTAAGAAAATATTAATTTTTTTCATTATATTCACTTTTAACTTGTTTTTGTCTTTTTAATGGAATATATTCAATATTGTGAACTGATTCACAATAGAGAGGATAAAAAACATGACCTCAACATACGTAGATTTATTTAAGTTTCAAAAAGACCTCATTGTTGCTCGCCTTGCAGAGAACGTGATGCGCGGCAAAGCATACACATGGTCTGTTGTGTCGGGTAACACTATTCAGCCAGTTACTGTGTGCTTGGATGAACAATCTGATGTACCGGTAACCTTCCCTGAAGAAGTTGAACGTGCTTTACGCAGCGCGCTCGAAACCTTCAATCGTGCGCCTAACGGTTACCACATTGGTGACTTTCTCTACAACGTAGAAGGTAAAGCCGCATGAATACCAAATTACATATCTTCCTTAAACCAGGCACCACCGTGTCAATCAACGGCAAAGAGTTTGATGACCGGATGTGCATCATTACTGAACAATCCATTGATGTAATTCGCAATGCTATTGGCGAGTCGGTTCAGCAAGTAATAGGTGAGCGCGACTTTCAAGCACAGGCGCATGCACACCGCTTTGACAGATACACCTATCTGCCAAAGCTGACTTCTACTTGCGAAGTAAATGTTTACGAGGGCGAGTTATCGCCAGCGGAACAGCGAGTTTATGACTTGATTGTTGTCGGTATGGGCCAGCAACAAATCGCTGACAAACTTTGCTTGTCGCTACAAACCATCAAGTTTCACACCACTGCAATAAGCAGAAAGAAAGGCGTTAATTCAACGCGTGAAATCATTGCCCTGCACTACATGGGTCGTGACAAGTTTATGGAAGTGAGGAAAGCAGCATGAGCACGTTTTTATTCTTAATTGGACTCTTTGTTTTGATGGGTGCCTATGCGTTCCTAGTTGGCGCCTTCCTTAGAAAAAAACTGTGTAAGCGTGACGAATGAACACGGTACTCACGCTAATAGCGATAACGCTAGTGTCGCTCTTCTTTATCGCTGTAATTTCAACGGTAGAAGCAATAAAGAGTATTGATTTAGAGAAGTAAACCGCGCCCCCGAAGGGGCACACACCACGGCTGCGAAGTTTTGGACAGACAGAGCAGCCATAGCAACGAGGATGATAAACGATGGAAATCCGAACCACAAACACTAAAGGCTTATTTTGCCTTCAATGGCGTGATAGTGGCGTAAATGGCAGTGAGTATTTTACTCGCCTAGAAACTATCACCAATTCACGTGACACCGATGTAACGCTATGTCGTGAAGGTGTACCTGGCACAACGCTAAACATCGATTCTGATGCCGTAGACGCGTTTTTTGAAATGGCTAACAACGTCGATGTGCCTATTGATGTAATCAACCCTTTTTCAGCAACTGAAACAGTTCCATCGTCTGCCAAGGATGGCAACCCTATGGAGGACGCAGCGTGATTATCAAATACAAAAGCATCAAGTCGGCTCGCCGAGAGCGTCTTTTTTGGGATTTTCTAGGGTTCAACACACGTATTTCAGCCAAAGCCAACCGCTACAAAGTTGAGCTTATCGCATTCGATTCATTATTAGGGAGAGTAAATCATGGGTAACATTATGAAAAGCAGCGGTTTCGATTTAGCACCGCAAAACCTAGAGCAAGCAATGCAGTTGGCGAACATGATTTGTCACAGCCAGCTAGCGCCTAAGAACTACATGAACAAGCCTGAAGATACGCTTGTTGCAATGATGATGGGGCATGAGCTTGGTTTAAACCCTCTTCAATCAATTCAGAACATTGCGGTTATTAATGGACGCCCTTCTATTTACGGTGATGCGCTATTAGCGCTCGTTCAAAACTCGCCGGTGTTTGGGGGCATTACAGAAAGCTTTGACGAAAGCACCATGACAGCAACTTGTACGGTATGGCGTAAAGGTGGCGAAAAGCACACCCAAACTTACAGCCAGAAAGATGCGGAGTTAGCAGGCTTATGGGGCAAGCAAGGTCCATGGAAGCAGCACCCAAAGCGCATGTTAGCAATGCGTGCACGCGGATTCGGCTTGCGTAACCAGTTCGCAGATGCGTTAGCAGGCTTGGTGACTCGCGAAGAGGCTGAAGACATGGATAGAAGCGAGCGTGACATAACGCCACAGCAATCTGCGCCACAAGTTGAAAGCAAGCCAGCCCTGCCCATTTACACGCAAGAGCAGTTCAACGAGAACGCTAACAAAATGGCTAACGCCATCAGTGCTGGCAGAAAAAAGCCTGAAGACTTCATTCAAATGATTGAGTCTCAATTCACGTTGCCTGATGAAATCAGACAGCAGATTGAAGCCATTGTAGACGTACCAGAGGAAGCATAACCATGAAGCATATCAACGTTACCCAGGGCTCACCAGAATGGTTAGAGCTACGCAAAGAATTTTTCACCGCATCAGAAGCCCCAATGATGATGGGTGATCACAAAAACATTAGTCGCAACCAATTGCTAGATGCAAAGAAAGGTTGGACCACGATTGTAGACAAGTACCTACAAAAGCTTTTCGATGAAGGCCATGCAGTTGAAGAAGCTGCGCGTCCTCTTGCTGCCGCTGATGTAGGTGAAGATTTATTCCCTGTTACCGGCTCACTAGAGGTTGAAGGCTTATCGCTACTTGCCAGCTTTGACGGTTTAACCATGTTTGATGATGTGTGTTTTGAGCATAAGCTTTTCAACAAAACGCTTGCTGAGAACGTGCTTAATAACGTGCTAGAGCCTCACTACTATTGGCAGTTAGAGCAGCAACTTTTAGTGTCTGGTGCGGATAAGTGCTACTTCGTTACCAGTGATGGAACGAAAGACAACTGGCAAGCAATGTATTACGTGTCAGTTCCTGAAAGACGCGAAGCGCTTATTAAAGGCTGGAAGCAATTTGCCATTGATTTAGAAAGCCATGAGCCGCAAGCGAAAGTTGAAAAGGTTAAGGCTTCATCACTGGTTAAGAAAAAAGAAGTCGAAGCAGAGCTGATACCTACGCTAGACGTAAAGGTAACGGCGCTTATCAGCAATTCAAATGTTCAAGGCTTCGCTGAAAAAGTAAGTGAGTTTATCAATTCGCTTAACACCTCGCCTGAAACCGATAGCCAGTTTGGTGAAGCAGAACAACAAGTGAAATACATTCGCTCGGTAGAAAAGAAAATTACCGAAGTGGAAAAGTCTATTGATGCCGGTGCGCAGGATATTGACAGCCTACGTGAAACGCTAAAGACCATTAAAAAATCACTTGCCTCAACGCGCCTTGAATTAGACAAGCAAGTTAAGTCGCGCAAAGAAGAGATTCGCCAAGAAATTCTTAGCAAGGCTACTGTTGAACTCTTGCAAGCAGGCAAAGCGGCAGAGGAAAAAGTTAACGCCCCTCTTCCTCCTATTGGCGCTGATGTTTATGAGGCCATGAAAGGCAAGCGCACTATTGAATCACTTCAAGATGCCGCTGATACCGAAGTTGCGAAAGCAAAAATCCAGATCGCTGAGTTTGTCGAAGTAGCACAAGCCAACATGCTTGTTATTGCTGATAACCGCGAGTTCGATTTTCTCTTTAACGACTGGGCTCAAATTGCTTTCAAAGCAACTGAAGACTTCAAGACGTTGGTAACGGCTCGCATTGCAACTTACCAGGCTGAACAAAAAGCCAAAGAAGATGCAGAACGTGAACGCATTCGCCAAGAAGAGCAAGCGAAACTGCAACGTGAAGCTGAAGCGAAAGCGCGAACAGAAGAGCAAGCCAAACGTGATGCGGAAGAGAAAGCCCGTTTTGATGCTGAGTCAGAAAGCAACAAGCAGTACGTGGCAGCAACAAACCAGTTAGCACAGGAAGCCCCTACCCATGAGCCAAAAGAAGAAGTTCAACCAGAACCGCAAGCGAAGCCAGCGCCTAGCGTGGTTCGACAAGAACAAGCACCAACGCGCCAATACTCAGTAATGGAGCTAAATGCTATGGATCAGCTAGCCAAGCTAGTTGAAGAAGCCAACAAACCTTACGCCAGCGACTTACGCGAGTTCGTTGAATCGGTTAAGGCTAACAACTTGAAGAAGGTGGCGTGATGGATATTGAGCAGTTCGACAACACTAGGTGGGGTGCGAATATGTTCGTTATCCACGAAGGTAAAAAGAAGTACGTAATTGCAGTGGATTTCACTGAGCGCCTTCTAGCACTTACACCTGAAAAGGCAGATTACCCAGCAGACGAATGGAGTTGGGTTCGCTGCGAAAACATTGAGTTAGAGGCGGCTTAGGCCACCTCTGTAACTTTTCTTACTAAAAGGTAAAGAATATTACAGCCCCTTCGGGGGCTAAGGATAAAAACCATGGAAAACTCATTAGTCAATGGCGCTGAAATAAACGCTGAGAATTTCAAAGAATTTGTCGCTCGATTGCATAAAGGTGTTCGCGGCGAACACGTTAAAGAACACGCTACAGCGAATGCTTTATTCGTGGTTCAGAGGGAGCGTCACATTATCGGCATCAATACAGACTACACGGACAACAAGTGTATTACCGATCTTGAAAATGATGCGACTTATTTCAGCTTAGAAAGCTTTGTTGAATCGCTTGATGAAGATGCTTTGAGTTATTTCGAACTCAATGATTATGAAACACCATTCCTTGAAATGACAGAAAGCGAACAATGGGACTGCCTAGAGCAAGTTGATCAACTGTCTATAGATGGATATTCCGTAGAGTGGGAATACGTTAATTGCCATTTTACGAAAGAAGCAGCTGAGCGCTTTATTGAGAGAAAGCGTCACGATTACGGAAAGATGCGCGTGTATGTAGATAGTCAATATTGGGCTTGGGAGTTCAGAACTATCGTTGATGCAATTTTAGATGGAAAGCTCGTTTATCAGGAACAGGCAAAATGACCACAATCATAATAAACAACAAGCCAATACGCATTCATGCCACTGTGGTAGCACGTGTTCAGAATCTACTAGAAGCGGGTGAAAGTATTGAAACGGTGCGCCAGAAAACAGGGCTTTCGAAAAACCGTGCATCGGCATTAATCGACACTATTCAAGGTCAAGCACAAATGGGGAGAGTGGCGTGAGTGATTTACAAGACATGCTTCGCGTACAAGCGAGGCTTCACAGAAAGCAAGGTGCTAATGCACTGGGGCAGCTATTTGAAAGCGCCATTGAAGAAATTCAGCTTTCAAATAAAAACTACAATCAGTTGTTTGATGCTTTTCAAAATTGTCATGATGAACTAGTGGATGCTAATGAGCGTGTGGAGGAGTTGGAGTTGCACGCAAACAGCATTGCTAATGCGCTAGGCTTCAACGCTAAAAACAATAATAGATTAGCAACGTCTGTTATATGCACAAACATTAGAAACCTTCATAGTTTTTCTGATTGCTTAAGTCGTATTGAGAATGCTTTTTTGATGGTCGAATCAGAAACAGACGAATTTGGAGAGACTTCGGAAGATGTGGCATTTAGCAAATGGGGCTTAACTCCGCATGAATACTGCATTGAGTTTGGCAAGTGGCTAAACAAATTCGCCATAGAGAAGAAGGTTGAAGGTGTTAACTGGTTTTCCGAAAAATATTGCGATGATGAACATTCGTTTCTAGCTGATAAGGCAATCGAACAACTACGCAAGGAGCAAGAGTGATGGGTAATCTCAAAATAAAATGGTTTTTGCGACTTAGCGTGATTGCTTTGGTCGCCTGGGGGCTAGTTGACGCCCCTGATGGAACTATGACTATTGAAAAACATTTAGCAGTATTCATTGTTGTAGGTTTAGGTACATGGCTTTTTTCTTTGGCAGCTGTGTTTTTTCAGGTTGGCAGGATAGGAATGAGGTCAATTCTTAACGAGTTTTTTGGTAGTGACGCAAAAGAAAACGAGCAGCTACGCAAGGAGAAAGAGTGATGCTAAATCCGAACTCACTTAAAGCTAAACCAGCAGATAACTATGATGATTTGAAGAAGCAATTTTTTGCACTAAAAAATCTTTGCGAGTCAAAAATCAAACAGTGCTCGATTTACTCAAATAAGATTGCTGAGTATGACCGTGAATCTATCCTTGCTAGAAGTGAAGCGCTGGAAAGTGAAAAGGAAATGAATGCGCAACTTACTGAGGAACTAGCAAAGGCTAATGAGCGTGTTAGGGAGTTGGAATCGCCTAGGAAGCGCAATTTAGAGCTAATCAGAGCGTTATTCTATGCACCAAGCTCGCCAGTAACGGCAAAAAAAGCTAAAGAGATAGAAGATTGGTTTATTAGGTTTGAACAACTACGCAAGGAGCAAGAGTGATGGATAAAATCACATATTCTGAGCCTACCCTTAACATGCAGGGCATTAAAGAGGTAATAGTGACTCACAAACATAAAGGTGATAGCAGCATTGAACTTGTCGGTGATTTTCACGCAGTTGAAAGAGTTAAAAGCTTCGCGCTTGGCCTTCTAAACCAGGAGCAAGAGCATGTTTAGCAAAATGGTCGATAGCTTAGTGGATAAGCTGAAAAACGCCAGTTATAAATCATCAAGTTCTTATGTCAGCGATTCAACCGTTCTAAGCGGCTTTAATAAGGACGAGCTAGCAGCCGCGAGGCAAGCAATATCAGAGTGGCTTCAAGATAACCACAACGACCTTGCAGTTGAGAACGAAAAGCTAAAACAAAAGCTTTTTATCTGTAATGAAATCATCAGCAAATCGAATTTTGCACCGATGATTGTGCCGCCAGTGAGGGAAGAAAGTGAGTAAGCGCAAAGCAAACACCCCAATCAAGCGCAAGCAAATGATTGCTAGAACTGCGCTTAAAAACCTTTGCATTGCCATGGTATTAGGCGAGGCAAAGTATTGCACGGTAATGAATTACAAATCGTGTAATGAAGTTAAGGTTTCTCAGCAAGTCGCTGAACTTATCGCTGGCCTACCGTGGAAATGGTATTTCGAGTGTTCAGTAGTATGCCGTGACCAACAAGGCAAAGAGTACATCGTTAGCGAAACGGTTCATTGTGAGTCAGCTTATCGCCAGTCTGACCCAAGACTTAACGAATTTCTAAACACGCACCACAAAGCGTTTTTAGCAAAGCAGAATAACCTACACGTTATCACCCTGGCATGGGTAGCCGTTCCTGCTATCGGTGACAAAGTGGATTTAGAAATTGAAACACTAGATAAGATTTACACCAAGCTAGGTGCATTTGAATACTTGTCTACGTGGGAAAATGACCAGTTGGAGAAAGCAGCATGATTAGTATCGCTAAAGAGACAGGTAAAATTTCCTTACCTCTTATTATTGGTGAGTATTCGATGATTCCTTTTAATCTAAAAACTCTTGAGGGCTTGCCAGGTTACGCAAAATCAATCGCAAGCAAAATGCTGGATGGAGTGAAAAATAGAGATGGAATTGCCTTCTTTACCATTCATGGTGAAAAATTAAAAAAAGGAGAAACGCTAAGGCGAGGTGGCCCTCACACCGATGGTAATTATGAGCCACTAGAAATGACTTTTGGTGGTGGTGGTGGCTGGAAGGTTGGTCAAGATGGAAGGAGCATCGATAACCCTATTCACAAACGCCAATACAACACTGATAAAGGCGGCATTATAATCTGCTCAAACTATCACGCGTGCAAGGGTTGGATAGGCGAGTATGACGCCTTGCCGAATAAAGGTGGGGATTGTTCTCACATTGATTTGGGGGAAGGTTTTAATTTAAAGGCTGACACTGTTTACTACGGTAACAACCACTTTATCCACGAATCCCTGCCTATGAATGATGATGTTCATCGAGTTATGGCTAGAATCACTATGCCCGAAAATCACGAATATGAATTTTCTGAACGCGAGGCTACCAATGACTAACCAAGAATTATTAGCGAATGCGCCTGAAGGCTGGACGCATGTAGAAGTTTTTGAATCTGCGCCCGTTCCACCTAAATACTGGCGCCGTGATAACAAGTCATATCTTGGCGGCAAGTTCATTTATGATAAGTGGTCTCAACGCCATAATGGATGGTTTCAGGCGGTTTCGCCAACTGGAAATATGCGCTCACGCTCTGACATTGAACGCATCGTTTATCTTGAAAGTGTATTAAAGGGGGAAGCAGCGTGAGTGAAGAAATAAAGAAAGTTCAAATTCGTGGCCCATACTTTATGAGCCAAAATGAATTATTTGCAAAGCTTGGTGTAGGCCGATCTACCTATGAAAAACTAACGAACCCGAGCAGCGAACACTACGACCCTGACTTTCCAAAACCGGTAAGTCTGTTTACGGGGAAGAAGTTTCGCTACTCTTCAATCGATGTAGATCACTACATCAAAATGAAATCACACGTTAGCGAGGCGGCTTAGCTCTTCTTGAGCCGCTTCACTTATCATCTTGCACCAAAGTTCATACGCTTCTAATTGGTCGTTTATCCAATCATGTTTGTTGTAAACGGCCATTATCCCGCCCAACTCATGCCCTAACATTTTCTCAGTAACATGCGGTAAAATTCCCTGCTCAGAGAGTCGGGTAGAAATTGTTCGCCTAAAGTCGTGAGGTGTGAAAGCGCGATAGCTTTTGTCTATGTCTAGCATCTTCAGCCTAAGCCTGATCACGTATTTCCTTAAAGCTGGATGGGTGACACAAGTACCAAGGTGCGCCCCAGGTATTAGGTAACCATCTTTCCCGTAGGTATCATCGAGTTCTTGTATAATCGCTTTGGCTTTTTCTGGTATAGGCCTTCTTAACTCTTTGCCGTTCTTACTTCGCTCTGGCGGCAACGTCCAAATGCCACGCTCTAAATCGAACTCACTTCTAGGCGCTTCGCGTATTTCACCATTACGCGCACCAAATATAAGTAGTAGTTTTGTGCAATTCTTTATTGCCGGCGTTGCGCGAGATTTATTAATCAATGCCCACAACAAACCAACTTCGTGCATCTGCAAATTACGCTGCCCCTGCTTAGGCTTATCACCTACGGCGCTGATCTCAAAATCAAGTACGGTAGAGCCAGTAATATAGGAACGGGAGCGAGCCCAGCGCAAAACCGTTTTAACCAGTTTAAGCACTTGGCCAGAGTTAACACGTGATGTTTTTTCAGCTACGTTGTCAAAGAACCTTATCCATTCTTCACGCGCTGCGGTCTGAACATCAACATTAAAGTTTTTATCAAGTAAGTATATGCTCGCGGTGCTTTTGTACTGTCCTTGCGTTTTAGGCTTTAAAGTGGGAACTTTTATTTCAAGCCACTTTTGTGTGCAATAGGTGAGCGTCACCCTTTCTTTTGTTTCAACTTCGGGCAGTTTGGGATCTACTCCTTCATGGAGTTTTCGCCTTAGCGAGATCAATTTTTCTCTCGCTTCATCTAAAGAGTATTCAGGGTATGTGCCCAAGGTCATTCGTTTTTGAATGCCCTCAAAGCGATAACGAAACACCCAAGTTAGTTTGCCTTTAAGACCACAACTAATGTAGAGTCCATCCCTATCGGGAATGATTTTTGTGTTTTTGTTTTTCTTTCCGTGTAATGCCTGAAGCTTAGATTCCGTAAGAGCCATAGTTAAAAATATCATTCGACACAAGAGTCGCGATATTTCGACACAACAGCGAAACATATTCAAGCTTTAAATAAGCGCATTTGACGCAAAAGTGAAACGTTAACAATGGAAAAATATGAAAGAACCTTTTAAAAACGAGGCCTACAAGCTAAAAAGTCACATAAGAGAACAAAACGAAATTAAAACATTTCTTTGGCACGTTTTAGAAACCATCACGTATTTAAAGGGGTAGAGCGGAGTTTAAAAATGATTCATCTCAACTTCGACACATTTTTAAAAAATGAATTAGATCCACTCCCACGTTAAC